GAGAAAGACTTTTCTAAATACAAAGTCTTGGATTGGAAAACTGTTATCCTAGGAGGCGATGGCTTAGCTCCGCTGAATAAGGATAGCGTAAATGGATATGGATATGAATCTCCTAAGGAAACATATATTGACTTCGAAAAGGGTTGCTTACAACCTGATTATGAAAAATATATTTTGGATCTTGAGGAGAGAATTCTCGCTGGCAAAATCGATTTTAAGGAAATGATAGCTTATCATGCTCTTAAAGACGAACCTCGCGTTGTTGTTGATGGTAAAACGAAAGACCCTAGGACTTTTGCTATAATGCCACTACATTTTACTCTACTGTTTAAAAAATATTTTGGTGGTCTTTTTGCTTTTGTTAAAGAAAGAAGACATACTAATGGATATGCTATGGGTTTAAACCCGTATAAGGAATGGAAAACAGTTTGGAATAATTTAAGTAGTGACGACAAGCAATTGTTTGATGGTGATTTTAAGTGGTATGACCGCTCTTTAATAGCTCCATTTTTGGATAGCGGTTTAGCCAGTATGAGGAAATTCTTGGATGGTTCTGATAGAGAAAAGAAAATTCAGAGGGCAATCTGTGATTGTGTAGTTAGAATGTTTGTTCTTGTGAAGGATGAATTGTACATGATAACTCACGGATTGCAATCTGGATGGTGGTTGACGGCATTTTTGAATTCAACTTTTAATAAAAGTATTTCAGCCGCAACTTTCTATCTCAATTACCCGAGAAAAGTAGACGAGAAGGAGGAGGTCTTTTGTAAAAGAGCACTCAATGAATTTGGAAAAATTACTGAGTACTTTTTAGGTGACGATAGAATATCTGGAGTCCCAAAAGATTTAGCCCCTTATTTCAATATGGTTACCATGAAGAAATTTGTGGAATCATTAGGAATGAAGATGACGGATGGGTTGAAGAACGAAATTGGTCCTGAACATAAATTTTGTAAAAGTGAAGATCTGTCTTTCCTTAAGCGCAATTTTGTTTCTTCTTCTCACCCTGCCATCCCTCTCGCCTGTCCTCTAAGCTTGGATACACTTGGGAATTTATTCGCTCTCGTGGATTCAGGTAAAGACGTACGCCAAGTAATGAAAGATCGTAGCATTGTATACCAAATCGAAAGGTACCTCCACAAAGACAGTGATCTTTTGGATGAGTATGAAGCGAGTCTCCGAGATTATTTTTCTAGAAATAATTTCGTTTGGGTTCAATTCTCTGAAGAACGCATAATAGAAATATTATGTGATGATGATGGATATAATGTAATGATGTCTAAACTTGGAAAGTATGTTGATTATTAGTCATTCTCTTGCCTTAGCCAGCCGGAGTTCTCTTGCCTTAATTGGCCGGAGTATTTTTCTTGCCTTAATTGGCCGGAATACGACTTTTAGTCAAGCCCTTGCCTTAACTGGCCGGAGTTCTTTATTCTAAGCTTTATGTACTTCCTTTAATTAGGCGGTACATACTATCAACAACAACTTAATTGGCATAACCCCAGTTGTGTATCTGGGTTAACAAAATGCTCTCTTTTAGTGGAGTCACTATGAAGCAGCTACGGCTGTCCCCGCCTAAACTGGGCCGGGTAACCCCTGAGACGATACGTTTTACTTTGTAAAACCTCTACGCTCTTAGGTCTTTAGTTGGAATTATATGTTTAATCATGTAAAACCAGGAATTCTATTTTGCGAAAATGAATTCCAGCCCATAGTAATTATCCTGATGTTTCACGGCTAACGTTCGGTCTTAAGGCCCAGCTAGCACACACCTAAAGACTCTTACCCCACACACATTAGGCTCTTTCATTAGGGCTGAAGTGCAAACGTGGAATACAGTACGGTGTGCGCATACCAAGTAAACTCGATAAAATCTCAGGCATGCTATGGATCAATGTGGAAAATGGAATCGACAAATCAAAACTTCTCTGATATCTCTTCTTCTTCTTCGAACTCGATCATTAATCATGGTTCAGCTGTAGTCGAAACTGCTGTTTCTTCTGTGGCTACGCGTGAAATCCAACCTCCGCAAAACCAACATGATTATGTCCTAACTGACACTCTTATACCCAATCAATTCGTCGTCGATGCAAAACCTTTTATCGAGAGGCCGTTCTATTTAACAACAGTCGATTGGCCGACAGGTAAGGTTAGAGGTGATCTTCTCCAATGTGATTACCCCTTAATGCCAGGTGATGTTTTAAGATCCAACCCTTCTTTGCTAAGTGCTACTAAAATAGCTTCTTTGTATAGATGTGATTTGGAGTTAATAATTTCGGTAGCGGGCACGATCACTCATAGTGGTTGTGTTATTGCCGGAGTAATTCCTCCATTGTATGGTACACTCGATTCGAGTGTTAGTCAAGTAGGGTTGATAAACACCATCTTAACAGGTCCGCACGTAAGGTTATTCGCGAACGAAGCCACTTCAACTACTCTGAAGGTGCCATGGTATTGCAATACAGATATGGCAACTTTGGACATGGAGCTACCTTCTAATTCATACACTCCAAGTATGGATATAACACCCGTGAATGGCAATTATGGAACTTTGGTTTTCTTGGTTCTTAATGCCCTGGCTCCAAGTGCAGGATCATCGACGAGTCTTAAGATAACGGTTGAGGCTGTTTTTAATAGCCTGGACATGCGTGTTCCAACACCACGCTACGTTAATTGGGTCTCACAATCTTCCTTCTTAGCGACGATGGGTACCGCTCTAGCGGACAACTTAACAACTAAGGCAAAAACGGTCACAGCGGACTTCATCGATAAGGCCCGAAGTATTTTTCGCAAGGAGACAGGATTGCATAACCCTAACTCCTCAATAATTAATCAAAGAGTTATCGTTTCCGAGCGAAACTTTTTGAATACTATTGATACGCAAACATACTTCGAAACCCTTGATACCAATTTGGGGGCGAATAGAATAGTGGACTGCCCAGTCTTCAACACTACTGAGGACGAGATGCTTTATAGTCATATAATAGCAAAGAAGCAATATTTGGGAACGTTCAGAGTTAATCAGAACGATCCTACCGGAACGTTGTTATGGGTAAGACCTATTTCACCGAACCAATATGCCTTCGACAATTCTCAGGTAAGCGTTAAGTTCACTAACAATATTCGTCTATTGCACGCTTTATCTAGGGCGTGGAGAGGGGACATTAAGATTACTATCGAGGCCGTGATGAATAACAAACAGCAAGTTAAGCTGCGTTTATTGCAGATGTACAACCCGTCAGTGCAATGTTTGTTAGCATATCCCGACTATAGATCTATTCTTAATGCACCATCTCACTTAATGGAATTCAGTGAAGGGGGACAGACACATGAGGTAGTGTTGCCTTATTTGTGTCGAAACGAGCTCACGCAGTGCTCAGCTGAGCAATATGCCGAGGCGCTGTTCCATGGTCTATACTACATTTATGTAGCGCAACCGTTGGCAAATTCTGGCGACTCTCCTGTGGATGTTTATTTTAACGTTTACTATCAGGGTATGCCAAATTTACAGTTCTTTGGATATTCAACTCAAGCTTTAAAGGTCTCTTTTCCTGGAGTAGTTAAGTCTACCAAATTTGTATCTCAGTCGATGCGAGTCATGAATGAACCGCAGAAGCAGGAAGATCAAGAACAAGAGCGTCAACCGAAAGCAGCTGTTAGTAGGTTACAGACGATCGATTCGATACGCGATATAATTCGGCGAACTTATAACGTCTCGAAGTTTTCGCGGGAGTTGGACCCGGGTTACAATTATCTGGTATATGATATTGACGAAATTTACGGAGAAACTACTGCTATGTTCACTTCACAATATGCTAATCCAATGCAGGTTGTGGCGTCAATGTATTATGGTAAATTTCCGTCGACCCGTTTTCAGGTCAGGGTGGTGTCATTTAAGAATGATGACAATGCTAGAACTGATACGGTGGTTTCGTCTGTTTTTTATGTACCTCAAAAACAATTCGTTTTTGCAGCTCAAGGACTAACTTACGGTACGGTAGTTAAGGAGGCTTTATGCCCTCTTATAGTAGGCGATCAAAATATTGATTTTCCCATCCCATACCAGAATCTACCTATAACGTGGAATCCGACTTTGTTTGCTCATGAATTTCATGTTCCTAACACATCTATATTGAAATTCGTTGGCGGACCTAAGAAGAATTCTACAACATATGTAGACCCCGACCATAAGTTAGCTACTCAAGATTGCGGACAACTTGTTTTTGTAATGTATAATCCATACTCGAGTCCATTTCCCGTAGAAATTTTTGTGAACGCAGGAGCATCTGACGAGTGTAGGTTCGGCTTTCATGCTGTAGCCCCGCTGGTAGAATATCCGACTGTTAGCTCGGAGGTAGTGACTGATGGAGTTGGTAGAGTCGACAATCTAGACGCTTTACCTGCCCCAACTGCTCTTTCGTTCGTGAATTTTACGCGTACATAGACAAACAATTCCAGTTGTGTGTCTGGAATAGCAAAACACTCCCTGTCAGTGGGTTCACTGTCAAGTGGTTTATCAGGGGATAGACCATGCCCGCTTAAACTGAGCCGGTAACTCCAGTTGTGCGACTGGATAGCAAAACGCTCTCTATTAGTGGAGTCACTAATAAACCAATGCCCTTAATCAGGTGTTGTGCCCGCTGAAAATAGGCCGGCAGCCATTGGAATGAAGGTGATATTCATTCCGGGAACCTCCGCCCTGGAGCAAACTGGGCAACGGTAAGAAACCACCGTGGACATTCTTCACTCGTGTGAAAACTTGCTTATTACTTTCATTAGTCGTAAGTGAGCAATTAATTTTTCATGCGAGTTATAAATAAATAATATGAAAAATTAATTGTCAGAATGTCCGAAGAGACATTTTACAACTAACTCGCC